GTCCGGGTCGTCGTCGTCCGGGTCGTCGTCCGGGTCGTCGTCCGGGTCGTCGTCCGGGTCGTCGTCGTCCGGGTCGTCGTTCGGCTCGTCGCCCAGGTCGTCATCCAGCTGCATGAACAGCGCCGCGAGCTTCTTGTAGGACATGACATTGAGCATGGTATCGAGGTTGACGACGCGGGAGAGCACGTCGTCCTCGTCCATGACGTCCCGCTTGCGGAAGTCGATGCGCGTGGCCTCGACGTACTTGCGGCCCTCGAAGGTGGCGTCGGAGAAGCGCACCTTGAGGGAGCGCCCGTCTTTGCCGACGTCGAAGAAGTAGAGGTCGCCCTCGTCGCCCTCTTCGAGCTCCTTCGCCAGGGCGTCAGCGAACTTGCCAGTCGAGAAGATGAACACGGCGACCTTGTCCTCGTCATCCGGGTCGACGATGTTGTATGCGACAAACCGCTGCGGGTTCAACGCACGGATGAGCTTCTTGTTCTCCTCCCAGTTCTGCTTGAGCTTCGTCCGCTCTTCGCAGATGGGGCATCGCTTGCCGACGGAGGTCGGGCACACAACGGACTCGTTGTTCGGGCCCACGTTGTGGTGGACGAGGAACAGCCGCTTGTACCACAGGGACCCCGGCTCGACGCGGTCCGGGTGCATCGTGTCCGTCACCTCGTACGGGAGTACGTCAATAACCACGCTGCCTGCCTTCTCCGGGGCCCACTCCCGAACGCCATCGGGCAGCGACACCCAGTTCTGCCCCGTCTTGTTGCCCTGCTTGGCGTTTGCGCGTACCTGTTCGCGCGAGACTCGCTTCCGTTTCGTTCTGCCTTTCTTCACCATCGCTTCAGCTCCTTCGCTCTTTGATGGTCCTCATAATGGCACGGGACACGGCCCGCGCCGCGATATACATCCATACGATGACGCCAAGCGCCACGCAGACCCCATATATAATCTTAGCTATGCATGGCATGTCATCGTTCCTTTCTTGCCTTGCGCTTACGGACGCGATTGGCCTGCTTATCTCGTACACGCGCCTGCTGTTGCTCCTGATGCTCCCGCCACGTCTCTACGATGTTGTGGGGTACCGATGGCCCCGCAAAGTAGGACTGGCCGTGGAGCGTCACGAGGATCTCCAGCATCCGTTTGCGCTGTTCCATCGCCTCCACTGCCTTGTCCAGTATCATAGACGCCTTCCTCGCGTCCAGATATCTATCCACAGCGCGCGTGTACTTCCGGTGGTTCTTTACGGCCGCGGCGATTGAGACCTCCGTGGTCTTGGCGATGTCGAAGTCCTCTGGGTGCCGTCTGCATTCGATGCTGAGCGACGCCTCCACCAGCTCGACCTTGATCTTGGCCGCGTCCATCTCGGCTCTGGCGTCGACCGCCCGTGATGCCCACTTGAAGAACAGGTCTGCCTGCTGAATAGCAGCCACGTCCAATTGCGATGGGTCGATGGCTTTGTCGTTTGCAAACTCGTTTGTATCCATATGGCACCTTATCCTCGTACTCTACTCTCGCGGGACGTCGCTCCTTTTGGGCTATCAATCCCCGTGGATGGCTTCGAAGCAGGCGGCTAACAGTCCCGCCGCCTTCGACTCATAGAACGGCTCTTCGAAAGCACGGATGACGATGTAGGCCTGGTGGTCTGGCTTCTTCATCAGTACTGCTCTGGCGTACCCGAGCACGCACCACCGAACGGCCTCCGGGTCCGCAGACAAGTTGCGGAGTATCGACGTCACGGCCTTCCATGGCTTTCGCGCGATGAGCGCGCGGCACAGGTCGATGCCCTCCGCATCGTCTACCATGCCGTCTTTGGCGAGTTCTGGTCGTACGTCTGCGGATACGTTGGCCAGCTTGTCGAGCATCACGAGCATCGACCGTGCCGACCCGTTTGACGCATCGATGACATCCCCCAGCGTGTCATCCGTAAGTACCATCTCCTCGCGCTTACAGATGCGGCAGGCCAGGCGCTCCATCTCGTTGTACGTCAGCGCACGGACTGGCATCTGGCAGCATCGCGTCTGGATGGCCTTGATGAGCTTCTGCGGGTCCGTGGTGCAGAGGAAGAAGTACACGTGGTCTGGTGTATCCTCCAGCATCTTGAGCGCCGCGTTCTGGGCGTCGTTCGTCCACTTGTGCGTCTCGTCGAAGAGCCAGACGCGGCACGGGCCCATCGGGGCGAGCTTCATCGTCCGAGACACGTCCCGGATGCTATCGATGCCACGGAAGGACGACGCGTTGACCTCAGCGAAGTCCATCGGATGGCACTGTAGCTGCTTCATCAGGATTCTCGCCAACGTAGTCTTGCCGCAGCCGGACGGGCCATGGAACAGAATGGTATGCGGCAGCGTCCCGCGCCGGAGCATGTTAGTAAGCGCGTTCACGGTGCCGCTGTTCCCGATGATGCCCTTCATACTGGTAGGTCGGTGTTTCTTGTACAGTTCCATTTACATCTCCCTGAACAACCCTTGCTTGCCTCGGTTTGGTGACACCCACACTGTCTCTACACGTTTCTGCTCCCGCAGCGCAGCGCCCTTCCCCTGTAGGTTCGAGTTACGGACGCGACCAGCCACGAAGCATACTGTATTCCAGTCCTGCCTACACCATCCCGCCTTCTCCAGTGGCTTATACACATCGGATGCGTAGCCCGAAAGTACAGCCGACCCCTTGATACCGAGCAGGAGCTCCACCAGTTCTTGGTGGTCTTCCTGTGTCATCTCGTGCTTGTAGACGTCCTCGGTGCGTCGTTCCTCGACAACATACGGCGGGTCGAGGTAGAAGAAGGTCTTGGGTGTATCATAGGTGGGTATGACCTTGCGGAAGTCGTTGTGCTCGACCTGTACTCGTTGCATTCTGGCGTGCAACTCGGGCAGGCCTTCCAGTGCCCCCAACCACCGTGCCGTGGCAGCAGCCATCTGCCTGCTGGTGGTATCGACGCCAAACCCCCATGAGCTCCCGAACAGGCCTCCGAAGGACTGCCGTCCGATGACATACCACCGCCACGCCTTTTCGACCGGGTCGTCTTGCTCCTGCCACGTTGCCACGCAGTCGTAGAACAGCTCCCGCGAGTTGGGCAGCAGCCGGACTCTACGGAGGAACTTCTTGTACATACGAGGGTCTGCGAGCACGCGGAAGAAGTTCACCAGCCCGCCGTCCATGTCATTGTAGACCTCAATGGCAGACGGCGCTTTGGCCAGCAGCATCGACGCAGCGCCGCCAAACACCTCCACATAGATGCGGTGCGGATGCGCCTTGAAGATAGGCAGCAGCTTGGCCACCATCTGGCCTTTGCCGCCTACCCATAGAATGGAGTGTAGTCGTTTGCTCATGCCACGGACACCTCTTTCTTTTCGACCCATGGCCTGTCTACGCCAGACGCCTCGATATCGATGGCCATCGGAACCTCTATCCAGTCCCAGTGCTTTTGTAGTTGTCTTGTGACGATGTCAACAACGAGCCCTGTGTACTCATCCATTTCGGACGGCACCACGTCCGCCACGATACTGTCGTGGATTTGGCCGACAACGAGCGTCTCCATTTTACGTCTCTTCATCTCATTCTGTAATCGAATGAGGCACCACAAAAGGCAGTGGAAGGCCGAGCCTTGGATGGGGTAGTTGACCGCCTCGTTGCGCTTCATATATCCACTGCAAACGAAGCCCGTCAGCGTCTCAAACCATCCCTGCTTGCGGTACGCATCATACCAGTCCTGTTTCCATTGGTGGTACACGGGGAATCGCTTGTGCCAGAAGTCGCGTTCGACCTTGCGGATATGCCCTTCCATGCTGCCGGGAATCGGCTCTGCCTTCGGGTCTAGTCTGCCTAGCCGTGTGATGCCCTTCTTGCGGAGATGAACGTCCAGCGGGACTCCAGATGCCGTGGTCAGTTTGTCCGTGTGTATTCCCTCCCACAGCCGACGAGCGCAGTCGATATACCAGTCACCGTAGAACTGTGCAAATACGAAGTAGCTCTTAGCCGCCGCTCTGGTTCGCTTGGTGACTTCGGACTGCTCTAGCATATAACACTCGCACGCCATATCTCGGTGCATATCCGACGACGGGTCGAGGATGTATTTGATAAGGCGTGGGTCCTTATTGTAATTGCTACTGGTACGGACCTCCGCCCCACTGATATCCGATTCAACGATGCATCGCCCGGGACGAGGTATGATAGCGGTACGGATGAGCTTACCGATAACCGGGTCGCGGACTGGGATGTTCTGGAAGTTCGGTGAGTCGCTGGATGATCTGTAGGTCTGTGTGGTATGCAGGTTGAAGAACGGATGCATGTAGCCGTCGACCGTTTCCACCAGCAGGCCCTTCAGATACGTGCTCATCGCCTTCTTGAGCTTCTCGATGGCGAGCCACTGCTGGACGAATGGGTGGTCGACGGTGTTCAGTACAGCCTCGTCCATCTTGACCTTGCCACTGGCCGTTCGTGCCGCCGGAGCAGGCACGCCCATGACGTCGAACAGAACGGTGCTCATCTGCTCCCGTGCGCCCAGCTTCATTCTGGAGCCGAACGTACGACGCCACTGTCTATACACGTCCGTCTTTTGAAGGGCGCGCTTCTTGTGTTCTATCCGTCTCTGCGAGCGGCGGATGGCCTTGTTGATGTACTGTACATCGACGTGGATGCCGTTGGCCTCTATATCGGCCATGGCTACAGCGCCGCGGTGCAGTAGTCTATACCCTCTTCTGGTACACGGACTCAGGCAAGGCCCATGTACAGTCGTTGTCTTTGACACAGCATATACTCCAAGAGGGAGTCCATTCCGTTGTAGATAAGGAGGTCCCGTGGGTGTATCTCGGCTATACGGTTGATATCGTTCGCCTTCTTCGCCTTCAGTAGCTTCTCTACATGCGCCTCGTAGTCGGGTACACCGAACTCAACATACACTTGGAACTTCAGCGACGTTATACCGGACCGGTTATCGAGAACGTGAGCGGCGAGCATCGTGTCCCAATGCCAGTTAGCCACGGGATGCCCCAGTACGTGACGCGTCCATCGCTCCTCGAACTTGAGGTTGGATGCTACCTTCTTGAGCTTGGGGTTTCTGAGTATCCGAGACAGCGCACTGTGGTGGCGTTTGCTTAGCATACACGCGAACGTGTCCGCTCCATCGAGGCAGAACGACACCGAGACAATACGCTGCTCGGCTCTTTCCGGCTTGAGGCCCGTCGTCTCGTAGTCAAAGGCCAACACCCCTGACTGCTTGGCGAGGTTTCTCATACGGACGAGCGCGCGTTGGGGGTCCTCGATGACCTCTACACTTCGCTGCAGCTCCTCGAGTTTGAGAATGGGTGGGGCTTGTCCCGACGCTAACGACACGGCGTTCGCCAAGTCGCCCTCCGCTTTCTGCATCAGTACAAGGTCCTCGTTCGACCTCATTAGATAGGACGGATGGTAGGATGGACATACCCATGCGTTTGCGGCCCGGCTCGGTATCGACCAGCCCGCCCACCGACTCATGGGCCCGATGTCGCGGCCCCACTCTGTGCCGATCAGCGACTTGATCGCGGACAGGCCGAGCAGTACGACGACGCGTGGCTGTAGCCGCTTGATGGTCTTGATAAGGTTAGGACGGCACGCCTCTATATACATATCGTCGATGGTGTTCTTCGGTGGTCTACAGATCACCGCGTTCGTAAGCCAGCAGTCCCGGTCGAGGTTCAGGTGTGCGTTCTTGGCTACGCTACGTAGAAGACGCCCTGCGTTGCCTATGAACGGACGCCCCTGCCTATCTTCCGTCTCACCCGGCGCTTCGCCAACGATGAGGATGCCACGACGCCCCTCTCCGTACGGCTGCATCCGCGGGGAGATGCACTGCTTGGCCAGCCCGCACTGGCCGCAGCGAGGGAGCGCCCGCGTCTTCTTTTTGGTCGTCCATGTTGATGGTTGGAAGAATCCCATCAGTCTTCGTCCGTGCCCTTGGCTATCAGACTGACCACGAACTGTATATCGTCAACTGCAATTTGCATCTGCTTCATATCGTTCGTGATAGTGACGCGGCGGGTCAGTTTGAGGATGTCGTGCATGAACTGCGGGTTGACTTCGAATGCGATCTCCGGGCCCGTGTACGCGACCTTCTTCGTCTCCCGGTACCATCCGCTGTCCTTCCGAGATTCGATACGCAGCTTGCCACCGCCAATTGTAATGGTAACACGAGTGTCGTGCCCCGCGTCCTGCATCACCTCCGCGCGGTTGAGCATCTCGCGGAGGTTGCTCGGGAGTTTCACCTTCCGGCCCTTCATAGAGCCGAGCAGCCCGTCGATGTCGTCGTGGTACTTCTCGTGCGTGCATCGGATGGCGGCAGTGAACTCGTCGCCCTTGAGATGCAGCCATCCGCTCTTCGTGGTGACGTGGGTGGGCGAGAGCCCGTGTATGGCGTGAATGGCCTGGGCAGGCACGAGCAGCTCTTTCTGAATGCCGCATGCGTGGGTGGCACGGAACAGCCTGAAGTTGTCACACGCCTCAATGTAGTCGGGTGTGATATGCACGCAGGTGGTGAGGTACTGGGTCAGGTCCTTCCCGCACGACCGCGCGGCCTGCTGTATCAGTTCAAACCCATGCTCGTCGATCGCGCGCCATTTCTTCGGACGAGGGACCTGCGCCAGCGGGAGTGTAATCTCCGACTCGCACGCGATGCCCGCCGCCTTCCGCGCTCCCTTGATGACGAGGTCCGGCCCTTTGCGCTGGATGTCCACGGCGTCGTCGGGGAACCGGGCCAGCATCGCCATCATGTCCTTGGCGCTCACCGCGATGGCCTCCGTAACGCCAATGTGGATGGGGCACGATACCATAACCTCATCGTTGAATGCGGCGACGGCGTCCGACTCGAAGACGAAGCAGTTGGACTGCTCCAGTACCTCTTGTGCCGATAGACCTACCGCCGCCTTGTCCAGTGCATCCGTCAGCTCCTGCCTGATGACCTTCATGTACCACTCCTCTGTTCTGGTTTGTACTCGCTTACCGTGAGCGTGCCCGGCGATACAAGTGAGATGGGCTTGCCGAACTGTTGTGCCAGCCCTATCTCCGCTCCAACCCCGCGGGACTTTCGCCAGCCTATTAATGTATAGACCCAGAGCTCAGTCGAGGCCGCGATGAACTCCTCGTCGAACTTCTGCCAGTACGCCCAATCGGTGGGTAAGACGCCCGCCACAGCGATCGGGTGTGTATGGGCGATGGGCGAGAAGATGACGTGCCCCTCCGCCATGAGACGCGCGGCGGCTCGGCACACCAACTTGAACCGTGCCTCGCGTACACGCGGGCTGGGGTCCGTATATGGAGAGGCCAAGTATATCATACGCTTTTCGATTCCTTTCTATATACACTCGTCACCGGGCGTCGTTCGCGCGCCGGAAAAGTCCGGGGTACTCGTTCCCATTCTGCATCCACACGGCCTCTGTGGTTATGCGTCTGCTCTTGCCTGCCTTTGCTGCGCCCGAGAAACTGCACAACGGGCGGAACGGCAGCCAATCCGCCCCCTCGTTTTCGCAGACGATAACCTGTCCGGGCAGTGCACGGCACCACTCGCCTAGCTTAGTGTAATCTATCAGAGACGACCCGAATGGGTAGTGCCTCCCCGCGTCTTGGTACGGAGGGTCGACAAACCACGTGGCGGGGCCGATCTCGTCGACGGGGATGTCGGTGTAGCTGCCGAGATGCACCTCCCAGTGCTTAATCTTCGCTGCCGTCACCGCTAACCGACGTCTGCACTTGGCCGACCAATATCCGCTCTTGTTGCCTCCCTCGCGGGCCCACTTGTACAGGCACTTGCCGGGATGCGCTGCGGCGGTGGCCGACCACAAACCAATGAGCCACTTTGCCTCCTGCTCGATACGGAGGTCGTCGATGGAGTCTGCATTGCCAAGCAGCGGGAGGCTGCGAATCGCCTCCGGGTCGCTCTGGATTATGTAGTTGATCGCGCCGTGAATGGTAGGGTTCACTTCCCATAGCCGGACCTGCTTGTGAAAATGCAGGCATGAGTAGCCCGCCGCGCCAGCGAACGGCTCGACGATGGTCGGGTAGACAGGAGCCGGATAGCGTTTGGCTATACGCACCTTGCTTCCGAAGTATGAGAAGAGACGCACGGCCATATCATATATCTCCTAGCAGCGACGGGTACTCATTACCATTCTTCGTCCAGATGGCCTCGGTGTTGGTTCTCAGTTTACTGTCGCCCTTATGCCGCCTGTTCGCCCCTACCAGTTTGCAGAAGGGGCGGAAGGGCAGCCAGTCCGCCCCCAGGTTTTCGCAGACGATGACCTGTCCGGGCAGTGCACGGCACCACTCGCCCAGTGCCTTGTAATCAATAGCATCGGACCCGTGCTGGTACGACTTCCCCATTACCTGATATGGGGGGTCGACAAACCACGTGGCGGGGCCGATCTCGTCGACGGGAATGTCAGTGTAGCTGCCCTGGTGTATCTTCCAGTGCTTGATCTTCGTCACGGTCACAGCCAACCGGCGTCTGCACTTGAATGACCACTTACTTGTGTCCGGGTACTGGTCACCCCAGATCGACAGCCGCTTGGCCGGTGCCTTGTAGCACTGCCCTGCCCAAAACCCCAGCAGGGCTTTGGCGTCGTCGCTGATGGGGAGGTCGTCGATGAGGTCTTCTCGCTTCAGGAGCGGGAGCTTCAGAACGTCCTCGGGCTTCGCACGGATCAGCCACGATATCACTTTGACCACGACCGGGTAGATGTCCCATAGCATCACGTTCCGTTTGTAATGCCAGCACGAGTAGCCCGCCGCGCCAGCGAACGGCTCGACGATGGTCGGGTAGACAGGGGCCGGATACCGCCGTGCGATCTTCACCTTGCTTCCGAAGTAGCCAAACAGAACAGGTCTCATTTCATAGCACTCCGCATGTAAAGGCGTGGCCCAGCGACAGGCACTGGCCAACGTGTAGGCACCGACGGGAGATGAATCCCGACTCTCGAAGTATGATCCAGTTCAACCGCTGTACCCCTATCTCCTTCTCCCGGTCCGTCTGGTTCAGGCCAAGCACGCCAGTGACGTGGGCCATCTTCCGTTTGTCCTCGGAGAAGTTACGCATGCTCTGTACATCGGCCGCGTAGCTTGCGGCGTCGGCCTGTGTAGGCGTTACCACAAGGGCGTGCCACTCCTGACTCAAGCGACGCAGCGCCTTCCACGTCTCGTTGACCTGGTGGCGGAAGTCGAATCTGCCGGACGTCTCCTCCGGCGCGAGGATGTCGGCGTAGTCTATGATGACAACGTCGGGCACGAAGCCGCGCTCCTGCCGCCAGCGCCGAAGTACTATGTCAATGCCGCCAACGCTGATCGATGTATTAGGATGGACGGACACCATAATGCCGGGGTGCTCTCGCGTGATACCACAGGCACGCAGGTACTTCCGACAGGCGCGTCTGCATGCCTTGTACGATACGGTCTGTTTGCAGTCTCTGTACTTGTATGACACGTCGACCCGTGGGGCTCCTCGCTCGTCCACCTCCATCTCTTCCTTGGGCCTGTGTGTCAGTTTGAACGGAATGGGTACCTCGCCACACTGGTCTTTCCAGAGGGGCAGGCCACTAAGCCGCACGCCAAGCCTTAGCATGATCTGGCTTTCACTAAGGTCGCCCACCTCAAACAGAGCTACCTTCCGATGGCATCGAAGGGCACGCATCGCAAACTCAACGCACCAGTGCGTCTTGCCTGACTTCTCCGGCCCCTGTACTGCTATGAGCGCATCGCGAGTCAGCGCCGCATTCAAAAAGCGCCCGACGTCTCCGGGGAATCGGATGAGGGGTTCCTGCGGGTCTGCGAACGCTCGATGCCAAGCGGCGCGGTCCGTCAGCGGGTCGAAGCCGACGCCTTGTCCTATCAACGGGGACGTATACGATGTAACCAGCTCCTCCGCAGCCTCCCTATCGTTCCCAGCCAGCGCGCCGGCCAACGAGTCCTGTAGTCGGGCCAGCGAGCGTATTGTTATGTACCGGCCCATCTCGTCGAGGAGATGTGGTATGTTCAGCTCCCCCGCCCGGTCGAACTCGCCAGACAGGAACTCCAGCAGGTCGTGAACCGCCTCGGCCTCCGTGTCGCTACTTTCGCCGCTCTCGGCCCAGGCGTAGTATACAGCCTCGATGTTGCGACACGGCGCAACGTCGTTGGCCCGGTAGTATTCTAGGCACCACTCCGCTATCCGCTGGGCGGGCTTGGATTGGAGCAGCGTTGGGTCTAGTGCGGACGATGCCGTGGCGAGGAACGCCTTCGACGTAGTCATGGCGATGAGGAACTGGCGTTCCAGCCCGGAGTCTACTCTTCGTCGTCTCACTATCAGTGTCCCTTACGTTTCCGCGGCCGTTTCGCAGCCTTGGCGGGGTTGCCATTCTTATCGAGGCCGTCTTCTACACGGACGACCTCGCCATTTGCATCTCGCCATGTTCTGCAGTAGCCGTTCTTCATCGGGTCTGGCATTACAGGGCCCGGTCGTTCCGTGCCGTGTTGCGTTCCGTTTCTACTCTTGCGATGCATTGCGGATTCGATCTTGGCGAACTTCTCGCGGAACGACTTACCACAGAATCCCTGTGGCATGTACTGGTCTGCATCTGGCAGTGCGGATACATACCAGTCCAGAACGCGTTTGATGCGGTCGCGCGGCACCTTATCGATTCGGTGCAGCCGTTCCAGCTGCTTGGCCCATTGAGGTAGATGGCGCGTCCGGTTGACGTGTGTTATGGCGTACACCGCCGTGTGGAGTTTCTTGGCGTATTTCAACCAGCGTGGATGGTTGGGGTCGTTTTGGCGTTTGGAAGAGACACGCCGTCGGCTCGTCGCGTTAGCGACGGCCGACACTCTGTCTCTTCTTTCCTCTTTGTCTCTTTCCTTTAGAGTGGACACATCCGTCCACTCCGCAGTGGACACATCCGTCCACTCCGCAGTGGACACATCCGGTACCTGGTGGGTCCCATGGTTTTCATCGCCAGAAAGGTGGCGTAGAGCATGGGACTGCCATTGTTTATCTGCCGCGTTTTGGTCTACTTCATCGGACTGTAGGCACGGATGCTTGATGAAGTAGTATCGACACGCGCAGTGGGCGAAGCGTTTCACCTGCTTTGGGTGCTGAACGACGATGAACGAGGCGGACTCCAATTCCTTAATCGCCCTTTGTACTTGGCGTTTGCTTAGCCCCACCTCCGATGCGAGCGTGGTTTGCTTGGGCCACGCAACACCGTGCTTGTAAGCGTGGTACACCAAGCGTGACCAGACCAGCTTGGCCGTCGGACTGATGCCTGGGTAGGCGGCGAGTCCGTTGGGAATGATAGCGCCGTTGAACTGCTTGTATGGGTTAAACGGCCCGGTGCGTTTGCTCATAGGATGCTCCTGTGGGGGACGGGTGTTATACCAATGTCGGCCATGATGCTTTGTGCGGCCGCATCCGTGAGGTCGCCGGGGTCCGACGAAAGGCCATCGATGAGTTCGGTTTCGCCGGGGTAGATGGACATCCAATTGGCGAGCTTAGTCGCCTGCTGCTGCGCCTCCTTTTCGGGGTCGAACATGATAAACCGCCGCCTGTACTTACGGAGGATATTGGCCTGCTGCGTATGCCAGTCGATGCCGAAGGTCGCCACGGCACCGGGGCCCAGCCGCCAGACGCCTGTTACGCCTTCGACAATGAGTACGGTATCTCCCGGGACCTTCTCGATGCCATAGAGCAGCGTATGCGGGTCGTCTACGATGTCTTCGTTTCGGGACATTCTGTACTTCGGCTCCACCGACGATGCGATGGCTCTGCCTTGGTACGCTACGATGTCGTGGGACGCGTTGCGGATAGGGATGATGATACGCCACGACCAGCCCGGCACCGAGTATCGTGTGCCTCGGATGCCCCATAGACGCGAAAGATGGCCCGGCCTGTACCTCCTCCGTTTGAGGTATCGTCGGTGTGGTGGGGACAGCGGGCCGCATCCTGCGGGCGGGTCGATGTTGGTGTGTCGTTCAATGGGGGCGGATGCTTCGTGCGTGCCTGTTCGCTGGTATCGCCCGATGATTGACCTGACGGTAGCCGCGTCGTTGATATGCAGAAGAGCCGAGACGACCGATACGGCTGAGTGCCCACCGCATTTCCAGCAGTGGAAGTAGCCGCCGTCGATGTTGAATCCGAGATGCCAGTCGTCGCTGTCTTGGCACCACGGGCAGTCTAGTTGGACCCAGCCTACGCCGCAGTGCGGGCTGCCGCTTTCGAGGTACGGTACGCGGTACCGTTGGCAGAGACGGATGATGTCTATCATTGACGAAGGGCCTCGTCTGCGAAGCGCGTTATCATACGGATGATGGCGTCCCGCATCGTTATACCCTTGCTGGCACATGCCGCTTTGAATCGGTTTCTTACCCTCGGGGTCACGCCCCAAATCATGAGCTGTCCGTGGCGCTCCCTTTTGGGGGTGCGTGTTTTTGTAGTCACTGCTTTCGCTCCTTCTGTAAGAGGTTGACGACGGCGGTAGCGGTAGCGGTTGGTGTGTCGCCGTCCACGACACGCCCGACGACGTCTCGCTTCTTGTGGATGACGCTGAGGATCTTCTCGTCTACCGTACCACGCCCCGCCATGAAGTAGATGTTGATGCGACTCGCCTTCTGGCCAAGACGATGGACTCTGGCTGCTGCTTGGTCGACGCCTCCGGGCGTCCATCCGAACTCGACGAAGAGGACGGTACTCGCCGCGTGGAGTGTGATGCCCTCTCCGGCCGCGCGTATGTTGCCGAGGAAGAGGCGCTTGGTCGGCTGCGTTTGGAAGGCATTGACGATGCTCCCGCGTTTGCTGGTGGGCACGGACCCATCGATACGAAGCGCGCCTCGGAACTTCTTGTGGATGCCGTCTATGACGTTGCGGTGCACTCCGAAGACCACCAGCTTCTGGTCGGTGGTATCGAGGAAGTCCCGAATCCACTCGATGGCGGGCGCGATCTTGCCCTCGGCTGTGATTCGCGTGAGCGCGGATAGCTTCGCCAACCGCGGTGCCCGCATTGCTCGCGTGGCGGCTGCCCTCCCCTTCGCGTGGAGTATGTACTTGATGACGTTGTCCTCGGCGCGCTTGTACGCCTTGGCATTGGTGATGTCTACACGGAGCGTAGTTGAGACCTTGGGTGGGAGCTCGGTTAGGACCTCCGCTTTCGTTCGTCGGATGATCAGGCCGGACGTTTTTGCGTGTAGCTCTTCGACGTGCGTTGCGCCCGGGAAGAGCCAGCCTCTGCCACGATACCCGCGGCAGGGGCTACAGTACCGCATGGCGTATGGCCAGAAGGCGGGGAACGCGTCGGGGTCGATGAGATGGAGAATGGGGAAGTACTCGACGGGCTTGTTGACGATGGGGGTACCGGAGATGCAGATGACGTGGGGGCAAGCGGAGGCGAGCATGGATGCGGCCTGCGTGCGCTTGGCCTGCCTGTTTTTGATGTGGTGGCACTCGTCTAGGATGGCCAGACGGAAGTGCATGCTGGAGAGAAGGTCACGCCACTGCCATAGGATGGCGTAGTTGATGACGGCGATGCCGTTTCGTGGGCGGAAGGGACGGGGGTTGCGTCCGCTTAGGACTGTGCATCGTAGCCCGGCGTTGATGCGGAGTTCGTCCTCCCAGTTGTACTTCACCGACGCGGGGCAGATGACGAGGGCGGGCCTAGCCTTCGGATTGATAGCTGCCCATGCGATGGCCTCTGCCGTCTTGCCCAGCCCCATTTCGTCCCCGATGATGACTCGGCCGTTTCGCTTCTCGGTGAAGCGAACGGCGCGGATTTGGAACCGGCGCAGCTTGCGTTTCATCACGGCGCGTAGACGCGCACCTATGGATGGCATGCGGTGTCCTCTATATACAGGCGGCGACTTCCCGCCACGCCTTGTCGATGCGGTGGGGACGCCATCCCCATACGGCACGGACGTGGCGCTGGATGGCTTTTCTGGCCCGTGCCGGGCACGAGGCACGGACGTCGTCTGCTATTTCGATGGGCGCGTTCAGGATGATACGGACGATCTCCTTGGCGTCGTCGCCCAGTTCGCGCCGGAGGCGGGTGAGGATGGATGGGTTGGACGCGGCGTCGAAGGGGTACTCGTCGGTGCTGACCTCCGAGAATGTGAAGTAGCGCGGCCGCTTGCGGGTACAGTAGTCGAGGATGGCCCAGTAGAGTTTCTGGTATATCCAGTGGGACTCCGACGACCTGCCCGTGTCGCAGACCCACTTGTCGCAGAGCAGGACGGCCAGTAGCGACTCGGCCTCCGCGACGACGTCGTCTAGTGGCAGCCCGTGCTTATGCGCCAGTCGAACGGCGATGTGCCTTGCGAGGCCTATGTACTTGTGGAACTTCTGTGCTTGCCGCGCGGGGCTGAGGTTGCGTATCCATTCGTTCATTGTGACTCCATTCATAGCCCGTGGTCTAAGTGGTTAGCCTACTTATACTCGCATAGGCCGGATGCCTACAACGGTCTTTGGTGGCGTGAGGCAAAAAAGATTCGCGGAGATGCCGCAGCACGACCGCCGCACGGCATCACGCCATGCTGGCCGTGATGCCGAACGGCGGGGTGACGTCTGCGGTCGTTGCGGCCCATAGGACAGGATACGGAGGCTCGGCCTCGGGCCATCTGCCTCGCATGTCCGTGAGGTAGACAAGGCAGGCGGGTGTTAGCCCCCGCTTTTCGACCCACTCGAACACCGGCCTGAAGTCCGTGCCGCCGCCTCCCTTGGGGTTGAGTCGCAGTGGCAGCCCCTCGCGAGTCCACGTTTCGGTGTCTGTCACGGCCGCGTCTGCATAGACGACATGGATGGTCGTATCATACGCCATCAGGATGGCCGATATCTCGGCGGCGAAGCGGTCTGTGATGCTTTGCGTAATGCTACCCGAGGTGTCGACGGCCACTACAATGTCCGGCAGCCTGTCGGATATCATCGATGGCATTACGATGCCAGCGCCGACGTACTTTCTGTTCGGCCTGTTCCAGTTGTAGTCGTTGGCTGCTGCACGCACGACGAAGTCACGCAGCATTACCCGCCATGGCATCGCCGGGTTGACGATGGACTTCACGAGGCGGGCGAGGGACCCGGGAAGGCGTCCGTGCTTCGACGCGGCCTTCGCCGCCTGCGACACGGCGACCCTCCATTCCGCCTCGTGCTGGTCGCGTACCCGGTCGTTGGACGGGGCGTCGCGGACGGCCCCACATCCGCCCGGGTCCGCACGACGTTGGCCCTGTTCGCCATTTCTCGTAGCGCTGCGGCTCTGTGGGCCACATCCGGCCTTTTCCGCGCCGTGGGCGTATTTGTCGCGGTTGGCGGGCGATGGAGGCAGACGGCGGTAGATGGCCTCCGCATCCATATTCCGGCACGCGGCGTCTTCGAGTGCGCCGGCGGGCAGTCGCATGCCACAGTCCGTAAGCAGCGGGTTGATAGCGAGGTCGCACGCCGTATTCCAACGACGCGCTTCGCGCTCTTCCCGCCGCCACGGATGGCCCGCCGCGATGTGCATTACCTCGTGGGCAATGACGCCTACCAGTTCGTCGTCCGTTAGCGACGCCACGAACGCGGGGTTGTATGCGATACGAGTGCCGTCCGTCTCCATCGTTTGAATGTGGGTGTTGCGTTCCATAGGCAGGCGCGTTACCAGCGTCCCGAAGAAGGGTTGGTCGATGACCAGTACGGTACGCGCACGCACGATACGTTCTGCTGTGGTCATTAGGAGTCTCCCATGTACCCCGCCATTTGGTCGAGGATGACCTTCGTTGCCTTGGCTGCCGACGCCCGTGCCGTGTCGTCGTTTCGGATGTGGTCGAGGTCGGACGCCTTTACCTTCTTGGCGATCTTGGTGCTCATCGCGGTGAGCTTGGCGTTCTGCGTGATGTTCAGACGCGGCAGGAGTTCGCATAGCTCCTGAAGGTTGGTCAGGAGGGACGCCCTGATGACTCGGTCCGTATCCGACAGCCTGTCGGCCAGCTTGTTCACCGCGTCGTAGAGGCGCTGCCACAGGTCGTGGGTAGCGGACGCCAATTTGTTTGTGACGTGGCGGTCGATGTGCTGCTGAATGGCAGTCGTCTGTGTGCTGCCGAGGTCGACTCGGAAGTCGCCCCCTGTCGGAAGGGGCATGATATCGATGCCCCATGCGAAGCGAGGAGCGAGCTCGTGCGGCTCCGGGTACCACTCGGCATAGAAGAGTTCACCAAGGCGGTCCTTCGCGGAGGCAAGCAGCGACGGGTACTCGTCGATGAGCGTACGGACTGCATCGTCGAAGTCGCGCTGTGCCTTTCGCATCCGTTTGGTGTACTCGAGGAAGTTCGCGGCCGGCAGAATTCTGTAGCCGACGTCGTTCCACGGCAGCGTTTGCTTGTTGTGGATGATGCGTCCCCGGACCTCGGCGTTACGGGTAGGCGCGAGCGCCTTGCGGCTGATGAGATGTGTCCACCACGCGCCGGCGTCGTTCTCAGCGTGGTTGGTCGTGCTGACGTCCTGCGTGACGCGGTCGTCCCGCTTACGCCCGTCCCATCGGGACACGGTGAACTTGACGAGCATGGCCCGTTCTTGGATGCCCTGTAATTTGCTTGTCTGCTTCGTCATGGATGGACTCCTTGTGTTGGTGCTAGACCAGCGTGTTCTGGTTGGCGACTGCCCATTCGATGTACGCGGTGTTGTTCGCTGCATCAGGACACTGTCGCACGACGTCCTTGATCGTCAGCGTGGAAAACTCGGGAGGCATGCGGAGTGCGTACTCCATGATGTGCGAGGTGTTCTCTGCCGTAGCGCGTCCCGCCAGCACGGATGCAAGTGCGTAGAGTGCGGCGGGGTCGTTCGGCACCGACGCGCTGGAGGGGTCCGACAGGACCTGGTCGATGTCAGGCAGCAGACGCCAGACGCGCAGGAACCCCGCGAACTCGGTGGCGAAGCCAACGCCCGTCGCGCCTGCGTACGCCTCGAGGTCGGAGACGCCTGCCGCGAAGAGCCGCGACAGGTTGGCCACGGTACGCGGGCACGGCCTGTTGACGATGTCGTTCGTCGGCGTCTCCGTGTCCATGAGCAACGCGGGCCTGAACCGGATGAACGCAATGACCTCCGGTACGATGCCATTCGCCATCGCCCATTCGCACCATACGTCGACGTCGACTTGCAGTTCGACGATGGCGGCGAAGCGCGACTTGACCGGCTCGAGGATGGTGGTTACGCCCGCCCGGTCCTCGCGGCGGTTGGTGGCGGCGACGAATGTGATATGGTCGCTGATGGCGTGCTCGCCTATCCGACGAGCGAGGAGCAGCTGCATCGCCGCAGCCTGTACGGCAGGCGGCGCTTGGCCGAGGTCGTCCATGAACGCGACGGTGGGTCGCTTCGCGTTGATGAGGCGTTGGAGGTCTCCGAACGGCAGCCACTTGGCCTTGCCGTTCACCACGGCGGGCATGCCCTTGTAGTTGGTGGGGTCCTCGATGACCGGGTGCGATATGATGACGTCGACGCCAAGGTCTGATGCCGCTTGGTGTACGATGTCGGTCTTGCCGATGCCCGGTGCTCCCTTGATGAGCACGGGCAGTTTCGCGGGGATGGTGGAATGTAGCAGCTCGACGAGTCCATGCGGGTTCATTGGTGGTCTCCATTGGTATAAGGAAACGGACGCCGGGAGGAGGTCCCGGCGTCCGTGTGTTCGCGGCCCGTCTGCGTCGTTGGCGCTACGCCTCGAACGCGGCCTTGATGGAGGGGATGGCCTCGCGGCCAGCGTCCGTCAGCTGCCAGACGCCCCGGTCGACGCGCTCGGCGCGCTTGTGCTTGTCGGTCAGCAGTGCGCTGTACAGCGTGGCCTCCGGCGTCTTGCCGGTGGGCTTGTACAGGCCCTTGGCCTCCGCGACGCCGACCATCTCCTTCGCGCCGAGCGGCTTCTTGCTCCCGGCCAGCACGAGGAGTGCGGCGTTGATGAGCGACCTGCGAGGCGCGCGAGCCGTCTTCTCGCTGGCCTTTTCGCTGGCCTTCCCGCTGGCCTTCTTGCTGCTGGCCTTCTTGCTGCTGGCCTTCTTGCCGGCCTTCTTCGCGGGAGGCGTCGCGTCGTTGTCGTCGTTGCCCCCGACCGGCGTCGGATGCAGGTCTTTCGGGGCGACCAACGCCATCACCGACGCCGACCCGTCCACGGAGACGCGGTACTTGTCGGGGTGCCGCTTGCTCTTGCCGATGATGGTGACCTCGTGGTCTTCCCCATCGACGGTGGCCATGTAGACTTGGCCGACCTTCGGACGCATCGTCTTCGTTCGCTTGCTCATGATACTCTCCTTCCCGTTGCCGTTGTTGGGTAGGCACGATGCCTACGCCATACTGTTGTACTATATGCATCCATCACGCATCGGTTTCAAGGGCAAATGTACTCGGAGCTGTCTTCCTGAACCCCGCCGCCTTGAAGATGCGTGCGTACACGGTGTTCTGCGGCGTCGAGCCGCGCGGTTTCCAAAGCCCGTCGTCTATCATCTTCGCGGTCAGGTCTTTGACGTGCATAGGCTCCCCGACCTCGCGTAGGACGGCGGTCGCGGCAGCGAGGACGTCCATGCCCCGCGCCGCTTTGCGTTCGGCCACCTCCTGCTCGTGGGCGTGCTCCTTCTCCTCCTTCCGTGCCGACGCCAGCTCAGCTGCGGTGCGCGTGCGCTTGGCCATGCAAGTCGCACAGATACACGCGCGGATGCCACGCGGCGCGGCCTTGACCGGCAAGCCACAGATGGAGCATTGCCGTCCGTTGGGGTTGTCCTTCATCACTTGTCGTAGTGATATCATCCGTCTTCTCCGAACACGCGTTTGACGCCCGCCTCTATCATCGCGGGCAGTTCCTTCTCCAACGTACTGAGCGCGGCCGCGTGAGCATCGAGCCTACGCATTACCTTGCTGAAGGCATCGTCGACGACCAATGCGACCAGCGACCGCATCGCCCCCGCCACGCGGTCGGACGGATGCGTTGTCCCGTTGGTGTGGTTGGCAGGCGTCGTGGTCGTCGCCACAGCCCCCGGCTTGAACAGTCGTCGCTCGTGCTCGGGTCTGTTGTGTACATACCGCGAGAATGCTTGCTGGCATGCGCTTGGTGCAAACGCCCTGCCTGTGCGGTCCGAGTAGCGCCGAGCGACCTCAACCCATGGATGCTCGATGACGCCCTCGTCTCGGACGGCATGGGCGATGCGTACCAGCAACTGGTAGTTGTGTGTCGTTTTCGCCATGGCGTCTCCTTTCGATGGCCTTACCGTTCCGTATTACTCTCGTACCTCGGCAATGAGGTCCTCGAGGTATTCGAGGTCGTCGTTGGACGCGAATGCGGCAACGACGTGCGTGGCGATGTTGTGCAGGTCAATTGGAATGCTGGCCGCGTGCCTCATGTTGGTGACGGTGAAACTCAGTCGGCCGTTGCGGATGACGATGTCCCGCTTGATGTGCGGGCCTCGGTCGACCGGCTTGTTCGTGGCCTTCTTCTGCGACGGCATGGGCACCCACCCGGACTCCGCGAGGAACGTACGCCACTCGTCCTCGTCCATCTTCCTGTGCGCTTCGGCCGCGCCGGGGATGGAAACCTGCCACAGGCCCGTGGCAACGGGGTCCGAGCAAACGACGATGCCTCGGATGCCCATCTCGCGTCCGATGCACGTTGCCTCCTTCGGGGTCAGTACATGCTTTGTCATTGTGTCTTCTCCTATCGGGGCTACCGGCCTCATCGGCTACCGCGTTACGGTAGGACGCGGGACTCGTCGTCCCGCGTTTCGGCCTGTGCTACTCGGGCAGGAGTCGGTTGATGGCGTCGCGCGTGGCGTCGCTGGTCACCTCGTCGAAGGTCACCCAACGCCCGCCGTCGTGGTAGATGGCGTTCGACGGCGCGTCGTCGCGTGCGGCTCGCTCGGCGGTCAGTTCGGTGAACGACCAATTGGAACCCATCATCCTGCCCCAGGCAACGATGTACGGATAGGCGAAGGCGGCGGGCGTACTCATGGTGTTTCTCCTGTTGGGGGCTACCGGCCTCATCGGCTACCGCGTTACGGTAGGACGCCCCTCGCGGGGCGTTTCGGCCTGTGCTAGTCGCGGATGCCAGCAGCGTACTCTTGCTGGTACTGGTACTTCCGCGACGCCATCGTCTCGTTGGCGTCCTCTGCGTGCCACTCGTGTATCTGCTGTATCGCCGCGGCGCGCGTTGCGAAGGTTTCGTCGTCCGCCTCGCGGCCCCAGAAGCTGCCGTGGTCGTATCTGCCCGTCGCCGCGTTCCATTGCAACGTCTGCTCGAACTCGATGGCCCATTCACCAGACGCGAGTTTCACTGGCCGTGCGTTCATCGTCGTGTCTCCTACCGCACCATTGCGGATGCCCCGGCCCGGGAGTCGAACCCGGGCGAAACCAGCGGGGCAATGCATCTGCGTCGGGCTACTCGTTGGTCGTGATGTCGACGCCCATCTCCGTCTTCAGGAACTCGGCCAGCGCCGCGAGCTTCTTCGGCAGCGCCGTGGAAATGGTGACGCGAACGTAGCCGGTGTTCGTGATGGCAACGTGGGGGTCGTGGCGGTTGATACCCAGCTCGTTGACCATCACGACCGCGTCTGCCGCAGCCTTGTTCTCCTTCGCCAGGCGCTCCGTACGAGCCGTCTTCCACTCGTAGACCTCGCGAGCGGCCTCGACGATCTTGCTCCAGTTGTACGTCCCGCTGGCTCGCATGCGGAACCGCCGCGTGCGGAACTGCGTGTACGTCCGACGCGCACGCACGTCCCAATAGGACTCGCCTTCGACGACGATGACCCCGCCCGTCTTGTCATGGGCTGCACGAGCCGCCGTCTCGGGCAGGCCGTTCGATACGAGATGCCCCTCCAGCTCCTCGGCCAGCGCGGCGCGGTCGGATGCGATGCGTCGTGACTCGTCCTCGTTGATGGCCGCTTGGTGGATACGCGCCTCGAACTGCGCCGCGTCCTTCGCAGGGAATTTGCGGTACGTCATCCGGCCAAGGCCGATGTCGTATGCCGACACCTTGGTGCCATTCTTCGTCAGCGCATCGGCGATGGCCCGTCGGATGTCGTCGATGGCCCGGTCGATGTGCAACGCCCGAGCCTCGAAGTAGCCAAGCGACGGGACGTTTGTCGTAGCGACGACGTGCGGCTGCGTACGCGAGAACTCGTCGGTCCGTTGCTCGGGAACGAACGTAACGGTGACGTCGATGTGCGCGTGCTTCTTCATGGCGTTGCTCCTTGATGGCCAAGCACTATTGCTTGGCGATGGCCCCGCCCCGGACTCGAACCGGGGAACACCGAACGGGGCGTGCACTTGTTCCGCGACGCGAGGCCGCAACGTCTACCGCGCCTCGGGTTCTGTCTGTGTCCGTAGCCCCGTCGCATGCGTAGCAGCGGGCCTATCAGCGTGGCGTTCCTTGCGGGCGTCCTGCGGAACTCGAGGTTCGACCTACGCCTACCTAGCCGGGCGGTTCCCCGCGCGGTGTGGCCGTTATGCGTGGTAGGCGGCTTCGTGCGTCGGTCTTCCTCGTCCCTATTCGGTTGCCAAATGCATCGTGCTACTATAACCAAGTATACCCATCTCTTCGGACAGATCAACATGAAAGTTCAGCCCAAAAGACAGATTGTTTTGGCCACGAATCCTAGTAAACTCCCCGATTCCACGACGTATCGATAGGACGCACGCCGCCGACCAGCGACGTCGACGCAATACCCCGCTCGTACGATGAGACGCCCCACGTATACTGGCCGGGGAATCCCGGCCAGAAACGAGACCACCGAGGAAATTCAAATGGCGCGGCATGACAAGTTGGCGAAGTCCGCTCGAGCACGAGCAGCGTCCAAGGCGGCTATAGCAGCCAAGCCGAAGAAGCGCAAGCCAAGGAAGCACAGACCCCGTATCAACGTACCCAAACCCCTCATGCGGAAGGCTATACGAGGGACGTACGGAAACCGAGCCATGATAGCCGAGCGCCTGGCCGTGTCCCGTCGGACCGTCAACCGGCTCCTTCACAAGTGGGACTCGATCTGGGAATACTACCTGCAAGAGCAAGAGCGCCTGGCCGATACCGCCGAGTGCACGGTGTTCGATACGCTCGTCCAACGGAAGGATATCGGGGCCGCAGGTCGCATGGCCCAGTGGCTCTTGACCCGGGCACGCTACAAAGACCGAAGCATGATGGACGTCTCCAAGGTGATTCTCGAAGGCGGCGACTCGCCAATCCAGCACGTGGCCATCCCCGCCGAGGTACTCAAACTCCCGGTCGACGTCCGCAAGCAGATCTTGGCGTTGGCCGACGGCGACGACGAAGGAGAAGACGATGGCGACGCAGCCTGAAGGATTGGATTTGCTTCATCGGATGTACGAGGCGGGGGTTGTTCCCCGCGGCACGCGACGCGTGATCATCGACGTTCCCATGGATGGGCAGGTGGTTATGTACGTCGACATGATTCCTACCGACACCGACGACGCGTTGCTCTCCCTCCTGCAGGAGGCGGCGATGCGCACGGTCGACGACGACGAGGCCAAACCGGATGAGGGCTAAGCGGGCCACGGTGAGCAGGGACCAGCTCGAGGCGTCGATCTGCCGCGACTCGTTCTATGAGTTCGTCCAGCGGTTTTGGGACACGGTGATCCCCGAAACCCCCGTCTGGAACTGGCACATCCGTGTCCTCTGCGACGAGCTACAGGCTACCGCCGAGCGCGTGTTTGCAGGCCTGCCGTCTCCGTACGAACTCGTCATCAACATCAGTCCCGGCACGACCAAGAGCACGGTCTGCTCGGTGATGTTCCCCGCGTGGACGTGGACGCGAATGGCCACGTGCAGGAGCATCTGCGGATCGTACGCCTATCCGCTTGCGATGGACCTCTCCCGAAAGTGCCGCGACATCATCCAGAGCGATAAGTACCGACGCCTCTTCGGTGACGTAGGCCTCCGCGACGACCAGAACACGAAGGGCTACTTCGCCAACACGCGAGGAGGATCGCGCGTGGCCGTGTCGACCGGCGGTAGCGTGACAGGCATGCACGGCCACTTCATTATCGTCGACGACCCGCTCGACCCCAACCAGGCCGTTAGCGAGGCCGAGATGAAGGCGGCGAATCGCTGGCTCGCGGAGACGCTCCCAACGCGAAAGGTCGACAAGGTCGTGGCCCAGACGATTCTGATCATGCAGCGACTGCACCAAGAGGACCCTTCCGGCGTGATGCTACGGATGGCCAAGGAGGGCAAAGCCAGCGTCCGTCACATTTGCTTGCCCGCCGAGGTCGACCGCGCCGACCGCAGCCGCGTCCGTCCACGACGCCTCTATCGGAAGTACACCGACGGCTTGATGGACCCCGTACGCCTGCCAAAGCAGATGCTCGAGGCCATGCGAGCGCGGATGGGCGAGTACGGATACGCAGGCCAGTTCCTCCAATCGCCCGTGCCCCTCGGCGGCGGGATGTTCAAGGTGGCCCTCGTACGCACGGTGCCTACTGTTACGAAGATCGTCCGCTCGGTCCGCTACTGGGACAAGGCGGGCACTGCGGACGGAGGGGCGTACACGGTGGGCGCTCGATTGGACCTCGAGAAGAGCGGCCGAATCGTGGTCAGTGACGTACGGAGAGGCCAGTGGGACGCGAGCCAGCGCGAGATCATTATCCTCGACACGGCCAAGTCCGATGGTATCGATGTGATCATTGGCGTCGAGCAGGAGCCGGGCTCTGGTGGTAAGGAGAGCGCCGAGAACACCGCGAAGAATCTGCGTGGCTTTCGTGTTCGCATCGACAGGCCCGTTGGCAACAAGGTCCTCCGGGCCGACCCGTATGCAGTGCAGGTCAACAGCGGCAACGTCGCCTTGCTCGAGGGTCCGTGGAATAATGACTATATATCGGAGTTGCAGTACTTCCCTCACTCGACGTATAAAGACCAAGTGGATGCGTCCAGTGGCGCGTTTGCGCTGCTGACTAAGCCGAACATACGGGTAGGTGGGTTGGCGGTAACGAAAGGACGATGACATGCATGGGTTTCTGGTCAACGCAGACACGCGGCCCAGCGACGAGACGCCGCTCGAGTTGCCGGTGATGAACTTCAGTGCCAAGCAGCCCCGTGACAAGCGCGGTCGCTTCGCGTCGACCGGTGGAGGCGGCGGAGGTGGAGGCGGCGGCGGTGGGGCGTCATCCGCAGCGGGCTCTGCCGACGCGGAGAGCAAGCGGACGCCCCTCAACGACGCATCTACTTTGCGAAAGGGCCTCGCGTCTAACAAACTGGAGGTCGGCCAGCTCTCGTACTCTGCCGCGATGGGCGAAGCTCACTTCGCGGTGAGTGGCAAGAGGGCACGCGTGGAGAGGGCCATTACCGGCCAGTGGGGTAAGGCGGATACCTCCCCGCCGGGCGCACTCCACATGGGACACCCCAACAAGACGTGGACGAAGAAGGGACGCACGGCCACGCTGAAGTCGAGCAGCAGACCGACCACGTCATCAGCATCCGAGATCGTATCCGATTCGACTAGTGATAGTGTAGGAGAGTACAGATGAAAACGGGCATGATTGTGAACGTGATCGACGACGGCGTCCCCGTTGACGAGACACCGCTCGAGTTGCCGGTGATGAACTTCAGCGCCAAGCAGCCCCGTGACAAGCGCGGTCGTTTCGCGTCGACCGGTGGAGGCGGCGGAGGTGGCGGTGGTGGTGGGGCGTCGCGCAAGACCTCCCAGCAGGTCATGGCCCACCCCAACTACAGTGAGAGCGATCACAAGTACCTCCGAGACAAGGGGTACTCGGACGACGAGATCGTTAAGCTGTGGGACCGGGACCGTTCGATGGGCAAGGGGTCCGTGGAGCACGCACCCATATTCGACATTGTGAAGTACCTGAACCAGAAGTAGCCGCCGGGTCGACCGGGTAAAGACCCCGACCGAAAGGATTAGCCCTATGGCTAAGGCATCAACAGGCAAGCGGACTGTCCGTGCGAAACGCACGCAGGCCAAGAAGGGCCCCGACATCACGGCCAACCAGATGAAGGCGATGACGCAGGTCCGCGAGCTGATCCAGAACGCGTCGTTGGCACGGTCCGAGTTGCTGCGGACTCTTCTCGATGGCACCGACCGCGACTTCAATGCGGAGTGCGGCTACCCCGATGACATCACGGCGCATCTCTACAGAGAGATGTATGACCGCGAAGGCATCGCCAAACGCGTGGTCGGATGCATGCCCGAAGAGTCATGGTCGATGGACCCGATCGTCTTTGAGACGGAGGACGCATCTAGGACCGCGTTTGAGGACGCGCTTGGCGATCTCAATGACGCCAAGAATCTCTGGTATTACCTCCATCGCATCGACGAGCTTTCGGGCATCGGCCGGTTTGGTGTACTGCTGCTCGGACTGGACGACGGCGAGGATTTGTCGAAGCCCGCGAATGGAGTGAACCAGAAGACAGGCGAGAAGGAGGGGAAGGCCACCGCGGACCTGATCTTCATGCGCGTCTTCGACGAGAGCGTAGTGACCGTCGCGGGTACAGAGACCAGCACGGACAGCCCCCGCTACGGACGACCCATCTCGTACAACATCCAATTCCAAGACGGGTCTGCCGTTTCCGGCGATGTCAATGCGTCCCAAACCACGCGGCGAGTGCACTGGACGCGGGTGATCCACGTTGCTGATAGCCTTGGTATGTCGGAGGTCTACGGCACGCCACGGATGAAGGACGTCTATAACCGCCTGTACGATCTCCGCAAGATTCTCAGTGGCTCTGGCGAGATGTTCTGGCGCGGCGGATTCCCGGGCATGGCGTTTGAGGTCAATCCCGATCTGGTCAACCAGGGGGCGACGATTGACGCCGATACCCTCCGCGAGGAGTTCCTCAACTACTCGAACGGCCTGCAGCGGTATTTGGCGCTAACGGGCGTATCCGCCAAGCCACTGTCCCCGCAGGTATCTGCACCCAATACCCATGTCGACACGCACCTCAAGGCGATTGCAATCGCCAAGAGCATACCGTTCAGGATTCTGTTTGGGTCCGAGCAGGCGCAGCTCGCGTCCTCTCAGGACGCACGGACGTGGAACAAGCGGGTGGCCAAGCGGCAGAATAAGTACCTGACGCCCATGCTGATCAGGCCGCTCGTCGATCGGTTGATTGCAGTCGGCGCTCTGCCCGAGCCGAAGGAGTACACCGTCGAGTGGCCAGACCTCAACTCCGTCACCGACGACGAAAAGGCAGCCGTGGCCCAAAAGCAGACGGAGGCCATGGCGAAGTACGTTGGCGGCGGCGTCGACCAGTTGTACCCTCCGTCCCTGTACTTCATCGACGTCTTGGGTATGGAGCCCGATCGGGCCGAGGCCGTGATGAAGGAGGCCGAGAAGTATGCGGCCGAGGCAGCGCCGGACGAGGACGACGAGGGTGGAGACGGACCGGACGACGACAAGCCGAAGGACGACAAGCCGAAGGGCGACGGCGTCCAGAACGAAGGTGAGC